CCAAGGACTCTTTTTTTATTATGTCATGTGTTAAACCTAATTCGTCACATTCCCGTATTAATCTTTCCGCATGATCGGAGTAGTAGGTTCTATCATCAACATCACTATAAAAACTCACAATTTCCAATTTCATTTTTTCTTCCCAATATGATATTTGGGAATAAGTTCCCAATTTTTTTTATCCTTAAATGGGATGATTTTCATTTTTGCTAAACTGACTTTTGGTTCTTGTGCATCTTCAACATCCAATATTTTTAAGAGTCCCCATTCTTCAAGTAGAGTCACAATCGTGTTTCTTCTACCTAAATCCTCGTCTGTGATGTTACTTTCGAGTCCATCAAGTTCAAACAACTCCTTAAAATGAAGAATGACATATCTACCTCTTTTGTGTAAAATATGACATGATTGATAAAGTTTATTTTCTTTTCGAGAGGAGACTCCGATTCGAGTTAAGGTTTCTTTTACCTTTAGAAAATCATCTCTCTCATTGAGTTCTATCTCAATGCCTAATCCGTTAAATATGTCATCTTCTTCATTCACTTTTTCTCTCCGGTGTCAAGTAATTGTTTAATTTCCCCTAATTCTTCATCGGAGATAAGATCCATGACATCATTTACTTTTCGATCAGAGTATCCATAATACTCCTTAATCAAATCAAATTTTTCAGATTTATTATTTTTATCCCAACGAGAAAATCGTTTTCTTTTTCGGACGGCATTTAAATAATATTCATATTGAAGCCGATTGTCGAGATGAGCGTAACGATTCATTTCATTCGCATGTAAAACGGTGTCAGTAAAGTAAGAAAGTGACTTGTTAACGATAAACGGAGGATATTTAGTCTCCGTTAACGGATCAACCGACATGATATTTTCTTTTGTGTAGTTGATTGTTTTTAAATAATCACCAAGTTTCATTTCACTCTCCGATAGACGAATACACCATATTTAGTAATTTTGTTACTTGAACTCACAAGAGGACATCAACTCCACGATACATGCAACCAGATTGATCTCTTGATCGGCAACATGAGCCGATTTGTATTGATACTCACCAAGAATCACAATTGCTTGTGGGATCGAAGATTCCTTAAGATGAGAATACATCGCATCATAAATCTTTCGCATCAGATCCGTCACGCTGTTGTCAAGATTTTCGACAACCCACTTGCGTGCCTCTTTGAAGTTTTTATCCTTCATGTGAGTCATCAGATCGCTGACATGGATCTCACCGATACGACTCAGAATACCAACATCAATCTCACCGGCAACGGAATATCGCTGGAGTTCATTGATAACTCGTCGGAAGTCTGGGAAGTATCGCATGATCAGTTCGGCAAGGACTTTAGGATCGTATTTGATCCCTTCCTCATCGAGAATAGATCCACAACGCTTCATCATCTGCGAAGCGATAGACGGCTTCTCCTTCGCTGGGATGCGAAACTCTACATTGGTGCATCGAGAATGAATCGGTTCAATGATTCGATTCTTGTAGTTGCATGTCAATATAAAGCGGCAATTATCAGCAAATTCCTCAATCGCTCCCCGAAGTGCGGGTTGGATAGAGTTAGCGTTTGAATAATCAAATTCATCAAGGATGACAACCTTCTTACCTCCATTGAGTGACACTGTGCTTGCAAAGTCACGGATCGTTGTCCGAAGCGTGTCGATATTGCCACTCTCCGAACAGTTGATTACGATGTGATCTGCGTTCAACTCGTTGCAGATCGCTCGTGCAACTGTGGTTTTACCAGTGCCAGCAGAGCCGGAGAACATAAGGTTCTGGCTCTCACCGGACTGGATCATATCTTTAAATGTGTCCTTCAGATCCTCTGGGAGAACACATTCATCAATGGTCTGCGGACGATACCGCTCGACCCACAAAAACTGTTTCTGTTCCAAAATTATCCCTCGTAAGTAGAAGTGGATTCCAATGCGACATAGTATTCAAGATCATCGTTTGCCGAAACAAAACGACTCACAACTTTCTCTGTGATCTGACAAGTATAATCGCCGGGGAGGAATCGAAGATTCTCCAACTTGAAGTGGAAGTCAAACTTCTTCGGTTCAACAAGACCACAGAGTTCAATGGAGTAATTATTGCTAGTTGGATCGGACTTGTCAAAGACTTTTCCAATAACAGAACCATTGTCCGTGAAAATCGAAAGATCCTCAAGTTGAAGGACAGCGCCAGCCTTCTTCAACTCCATCAGACTATCTTCATGAAGATCAAACTCCACCACATGATCTGGCATGTTGATGTCACGCTCAGGGATTGTCAACAATCGCTTTGCGGAATACATGTATTTGATCGAGGATCCGCTACCACCATGAATCTTCATGTGATTATCGAAGAACTCGAACGTCGGATTGTCGAACAGAGAGACAGTCCCGATGAATTTGTTCAGATCCCAGATACCAAACTCAACAGGAAACTCTTCCTGCACAGTGGCAATAGCCATCACGTTCTTCGCTGGTGTGATCGTCTTGATCACATTACCCTCTGGAACGAGGACATTAGAATTAAACCCTGCGAAGTTTTTCAACACCGCAAGTGTTTCTTTAGAAATTGAAATTTTGCTCATAATATAAACCTCACTTATTTAATCATCATAAAATTCGTATCGCTTAGGATCGTGTTGCATGTCACGAAGCATTTGTTTGTTGCTGTTGCGATCCCTTCGTCTTTGATTTTTTCGTGTGCCTCTTGTTCTATATTCACGAGGCTCAGCGTCAATGTTCTTTGACTTATTTTTCTTATCTTTCAATTAAAAATCCTCCAAGTTATCAATTAAACTCCTTAAACGATATTTCATCATATATTCTAGGATCTTACTTCGATCCCCACTAACTTCTGTTTCCATTTGACGCATGGTTTCCTCCTCAATGTAATCGGGAACCATTGTCAAATCAATAAGTTTTTGGTTTCTCTCCATGAAATTATCTTCTTGTTGAAAACCTACTTCTTTAAGTTCTTCGATTTTTTTATTTGTGAGTCGAGTTTGTCTTCGTCCCTCAACAAAAACGGCATCATCGCTTATCGCATTTGGAACACCATCACTAGAGTCACCACGAACAACATGATCCAACAAAAAATCATACGGATCATCGCAACGAAGAATACCTTTTTTCGATGGGCTGTATTGTTCAACGTTAGGATATCTTTGAAGTTGCTGAAAATCTTTATCAGAGGAAACAATCATAATCTTTTCTTTGTGGTGAAAGTTTTTTGCAATCACAGCGATAATGTCATCCGCTTCGGCCCTTTCAACTTGAACAAACCGATATGGAAAAACATCTTTCATTTCTTCACGAATGGTGTGAAGTTCATTAAAGATTTTACCCCAATCAAATTTTGATTTCTTTTGTCGCTCACTTCGATTCTTTTTGTATTGTGGAAAAAAGTCTTTTCTCCAGACATTTTTAGAATCGTTGCAGATAATGAGTTCCCCATAATTTCTGCGGAACTTTGACAAATATTTTCGGTATGTGTTAAGAACTAAGTGCCGAATGAAGCCATAATCGTCCTCACTCTGAGCGGTCTTTGCAGCGGTAAAAATGCTGGAAAGAATTATTTGGTTGTTATCAATAAGAATAATTTTATTGCTCCTTTTCACACATTATAACAAAATTCTCAACCAATTTCAACCCATTGATCACTATTACCGTCATCTAAATATTTAAATAAAATTCCATTTGCGGTATCATACCACTCATCACCGACATTGGGACTCAACGGAGCGTTTTCACCACTGGTGTGTCGGATACTTGTAGAGAGTGGCTCCCATATGCCCGGATTATTTTCCGGAATGCCGTCGTAATGTGTTGTTCTTCGTAACGCTCTGTAAGTTCCACCACTATGACTAACAATATCTCCAACACGATAAACTTTTACTCTACCGTATGAATCGGTGGTTTGAAACTCCTCTGGTCTGTTCATGGCTTCCAGAACACCATAACTGGCTCGTGTTTTAGATATCTATCGTTCACTTTGCAATAGTTCCTACAAGTTGGTTTCCCATCTTCTCCTACACGATTCTGTCCCGGCATTCCTTCGAGCGCCATCTTCAATGTATATTTATATTCGACACCATATTCTTCAAGAATATTTTTGGTGTCCTCTTGAAGCGGGAGATATTTTCCAGACACCAGAATGTCTGCGATATTCCACAGGAGATATCTCTCGGATCTCAACCAAGTGACTGCCGTTTCCAATGTAGGTCGGAGGAAGCCATCTCTCCATGACTCATAAGAGGAACCAAACTTCTTGTAGGATTGGTTCTCGTTTTCACTGTATGCTTCACGGTTGAAGTATGGGGGTGAAGTAAAGACGAGATCAATCTCACCCTTATGCTTTTGAAACTTTTCTTCAAACTGAATTACTTCGGACCCAAGACAATGGACTTCATAAGTGTTAACAGGTCCATTAAAAAATGTGTTGGCTCGGTTTGTCTTTGTGTTGTATAAATCTGCGATGGCTGAATACTTTGAGGAACCATCCGGCAAATAATTATCAACGTTAGGGTCAGTGCCGATGTAATGAATGTTTCGGTCATCACGAACGGACATCGCTCCGAGAATCCTACCTCCCCATCCTGCGGACGGATCATAGATTTTAATAACTTCTTGATCTTTGATATCTTCAGTAAATCTTTCATAGAGATATTTCGCTGTCATTGGTGGGAAGTTCACGGCAGGTTGAATGTAACCAATCCGGAACGCTTTGAAATTAGTAGGAAAGACCTTCTTTCCCTTATCATATATGCGGATTGAATATACCTTATCGTCCGGCATATTTTCGATATCGAATGTTGAGTGATGACGATACTGAAGTTGTCCAGAGTCTTTGAATCGCTGGACATCTTCTCGTGTAACTTGCAGGATCTTTGATTGCTCCAGTTGGAAATAACCAGAGTTCAGCCCGTCACGAATCTTGACTTGTTCTAGAATGAAGTCTTTACCAGTGAATAAGTCAGGAGTCGAGAAGAAAGTTTCCAACCACTCCACACCAGATGACACTTCAATCACAGCATACTTCTTGTCGTTCTTGATTGCCGACAACGCAAAACTATAAAACGAATCACGACGAAAGTGCCGCTTACATCCCTTGAAGAATTGTTCCTCACGATCTGGATCTGACACCAAGTCATAGATGGAGTAGCCGTTATCCTTCTCCGTGTAGTTGATTCGTGTCTTGAATAAGTTGTCGAAGAATTGATCCGCTTCCACACCCATTCGTGATTTGTTTACGATTACATCTCGTGGAATATCAGAGAGTTCATCGTCACGCTCGAAATCACGAACAGGATAACTTTCAAGTTTATTCCATGCTTCAATAATCTCCTCTTCGTTCTTGCCAGTTCGTGGGGGACAACCGTAAGCATCCCACGCATCACAGATTGTCTTTCGCATCTCGACAACCCACTCACGAAACTGATCCTCATTCATTTCAAGAAGTTCCTCGAAACAAACGTTCACGTCGCTGTTAATCACATAATTATTTCGTTCATAAAATGGTTTCATCTACTTTTAATATCCTCATCTAAAATAGTTTCAACTATGGTTTCCCACTCTTCATTTCCTGTATAATTATAGAATTTATCATGTAACCAAATATTTGCTGGATTTATTGTATGTTTTTTGACATTTAAATATTTTTCTCCAACATACGAAACAAAAGTATCGTCTGCCACATGATATTTTTGACTGTGCATTTCCTCTACCAAAGCACGAATATTTAAGTTAGCCTGATTGTCTCGCTCTATGAAATTCAAAAACTTCTCGACATATTCCCCAGTGTAAACATTGAATTGTCCAGACACATGGGTAAAGCAATACACATCTTTATTTCTATGTTCATCTTCATATGGTCCTCCCTTTCCAAGATGTTCAAAATCAATATTTTTTATTTCCTCTAAAACATCGGTGAACACAACAATATCAGAATCACATACAATTAATAATTCATCATTTCGTAATTTTAATTCTCTAGCGACACGAAAAGTTCCAACAAGTCCGTCTACTCCGGCTGCTCCTCCAAAATTATTTGTGCAAGGACGCATTAACTGTGGTAAGATATCATTACTTGAGAAGGTATATTCTTTAACCCCAAATTGAGATTGTTGAACGTCCTCTGCTAAAAAATAATACTCTGCTTTCATTTCTGTTAATTTAAATGATTCATAGCAAAGTCTGGAGAGATAATCGTCTCTAATGCACGTTCTAATAAAAACTTTTGTCATTTTCCTACATTCCAAATTAACGCACCGGAGGATGCGTGTTCTTTCACAAACTCCCACACCTTCGCATCATAAGTTGGAGCGGAGGGGTATGGAGGTAAAACTTTTGTCGGCTTTGAAAACTCATAGGATGACTTGTAAACTTTTGCTCGTCCGTAATCACCTTTGTGGCCGACCATCACGACATTAAATTTAGCAGATTTCCATGCAGATTGCAACCCCCTAGTCAGAGTTCCACTCGATCCCACCGTCCAAACCTCCTCAGGCTCATCCATAGTTTTCGCAACTTTTTTGATACTGGCAAGAACGGTTGGGTGATCAAAGCCGATTGGTAGAAGGGATCTTGTCTCAGGATCCTCCGCAACATAATCTCTTGCTCTTTTCTCTGTCACCGACAACATACCGTTTGGAACCCAGTGCATCTCTGCACCATACTCAATTGCTCTGGTTTGGTATTCGTGCATGTTCTTTGGATCACGCTTTGCCATAAAGACAACGGCTTTCTTTTTATATCGAGTGCAGACATGAGCAAGTGACATCTGAGCATAACCCGTTGCGGGTGAACTTCCATACACCCACTCTTTGATTTTAGAGTTACCGATCATGTAATCAATGAAGCGACACTTAGATCCTGCCACAAGCAGGTCGTCACGAACGACATAGAAGCCGTCGTGCTTGTGTATTTCTGGTTGGGGATATGGATCTTCCCAATCACCAAGAATGCTTTCATCAATACCAAATAGATCAGGCATAATCCTCTTTCATCTTACTGAAGTTCTTCTTCTTCTCGAACTGCATCACTCGTTCAAACTTGTCAACAAGTTGATCTGCTTTGTGTGAGATCACGAATATATTTATGTCTTTGTCAAAGAAGCGAATCAGTTTCATGAACTCATCCATGCCAGTTGCATCCAAAGAGGAGTCAAACACTTCATCCAAAACTAGGATGTTACAGTTTGCACTGTTCTTCAGTTTAGAAATCTCTCTCCAAGTCAACAGAATAGCCAAGTCGATCCGAAGTTTCTCACCCTCACTGAACGATGCGTAAGAAAACTTATCACGGTGTCGGCTCTTGATTGTTTCGTTGAAGTTCTCGTCAAGTTCAAACGATGCAAAGAAGTCCATCGCTTGGAGATACTTGTTGATGAGAGAGTTGATGAGCGGCAGAAAGTGTTGAATAATTTTTGCTTTCACACCAGAGTCTTTGAGCAACACCGATGCAATCTCATAGTTACTCTTGTCCTCAAGCAAAGCGTCTCGTTGTTCTGCAAGTCTACCACCGTCCTCTCGAATTTTATCAAGTTCGTCTCGTGCATCAGACAAAACTGTATCATCGTCTGTTTTTGTGTAGAACTTGTCGAGTTCCTCCTGATAAATTTTGCAAGTAGATTCGTTTTTATCTTTTTGTGATTGCTCTTGCTGAATCTCGAACATCAATCGTTCGTATTCATTTAAGTCTTTACCACACTTGTCAATCGTGTCGAGAACAGGAGTGAAAACATCTGCCATTTTGCGAAGATCGGCATCCAACTGATCAATACTTGTTTTTCTGTGATTCTCATCAATGTCCTGACCACATCGACTGCAACTTGTGTTTTTCTTTAGGAATGCAATATCCTTATTGATTTGCTTTGCTTTTGTTTCCATCTCCTTCTTTTCACCCTTTGCATTTTCGAGTTCAGTAATAATGCTTTTGTGATTTGGAAGTTGGTTTGTTTTCTCTGCGATGGATTCAGATAACTTTTGTGAGTCATCCTGAAGAGTTTGAATCTTGTCTTTGTATTCTGTGATCTTTGTCTCTCGCTCATCAGCAAACTCTTCTTGTTGCTTCTTAACATTTGCGATGAATGTTTTTTGATTCTCTGCTTTGTGAATCATCACTTCGATCTCAGACTTTTTCAGTTTTACTTCTTGCTTGGTGGTGGAGAGTTTTGCTTTCACCACATCATTCATCATCGAGAAGATTTCAATGTCCAGAATATTTTCGATCACCGCACGACGATCAGCGGCAGATAACTGCATGAACGGAACAAAGGATGAAGAACCAAGAATCACAACCTGCGTGAACGTCTTGTAGTTCATATGCAGAATCTGATCTTCGAGTCTCTTCTGGTAATCTTTGATTGTTGAATCTTGATCGACAAGTTCACCGTCCTCATACACCTCAAATCGTTTTGGTGCAAGTCCACGAATGATTTTGTATGCTCTACCCTTTGCAGTAAACTCAATCGTGACTTCGCAGTCCTTTCGGTTCACGGAGTTTACCAACTGCGGAATGTTAATCTTCCGAAACGGCTTGCCATACAGTGCGAACGTGATGGTATCGAGAAGAGCAAATGACTTTCCCTGTCCATTGATGCCCGACACCAGATTCATTCGTCTCTTTGTGAGATCAATAACCGTTGGTGTGTTTCCGAATGAGCCAAAGTTTTTGAATGATATAGATTTCAGGTTTATCACTTATTCCAACTCTCCACATAAATGTCACGAATCAGTGACTTCAGTTTATCTTTATTATCAATTGTTTCGATCTTGTCGATCTCGTCCATCAATAGTGTAAGTGTATCTTTCTTGAAATCAACTTTTTCTTCATCAACTTCAATCACTGTTTCATCATCAACAATTGTTACACTTTCAGGATTCTCACGGTAAAGACAATCCATGAATCGCTCATACTTGATGACATCTTTCTTTCCCTTCACGATCACACGAACATAGCAACCAGCATACTTGGAACAATCAAACTCATCGAAGTCATCATCATATTCTACAACAAAAAATTTATTTTTAGGATTGACAATAAATTCTACTTGACTACCTTCTGTATTGTAGACCCAGAAGCCTTTAGAAGAACCTAAATCGTTAAAGGTTAATTGATATTGAGTCCCTAAGTAATTAACATTTCCTTGAGTAGAATGTTGATGAAAATGACCACT